GGGGCACCTTGGTGACCACTTTATTTTGGAGCGTTAAAATGACCAAACTTCGTGATTTTCGATCTCCGCCTTGGGAAGTCTCTTTGTATAAAAAAATTCCTATGGTAAAATACAATCGTGAATCAATTAAACTTATTCGTGAAATCGTCGGAGAACCAATTCGTGTTCGTTTTCGTGGACCTCGGCCGGCTAATTCTGGCCGTTCGTTTGTTACTCGGCAATCCAGTTGTCTGAAGCAAGATGCGGTAACTTTTGCCGTATACCGCGATACTCGGCGATAATGCAAATTGCTCTTGACACTTGCTCATGCCTGTGTTACACTGTAATCTCAAAATTAAATTGAAAGGACTATATTATGCCTCGTGGAAAATCTATTAAACTCAAGCCGTTTCAAAAGTTGCTAACTGTTCTTGTCTCTGGCAAGCCTGTAACTGTTGAAGAAATTGATGCGACTCTCGGTAAAGAAATTTACATGTATCGCCTCTCAACTTATATTTGGCACATTAAGACAAATGCCAATGGCGTTGTCAGGGCTGTCAAAGACGGTCGCAAAGTAACTGCGTATCAAATCGTCAATGTAAAAGAGATGGAAGAATATCTCAAGCGCACTGGCGTTACTAAGAGTGGCTTCGAACCTGGTAAGGTCGAAAAGAAGCCCTCAATTGCTAAGCTTGCCGATCTAAAGGCAAAGCCGGTCAAGAAGGTTAAGACTTCTGTGAAGAAGGCTGATCCTGTTCAGCCCGTTGAAGCAGTTCAACCTGTTGCTGACAAAATGACCATCGTTGAAGTTACCGAAACTTCAGCTGAATAATATATACATATAATCGGGGGAGTAGCGTAACGGACACGCTCACTCTTAAACAACAGCTGACTGTCGGGAAGATAGACAACGTGCCCCTTATCCTAGGTTTGTATTATGAATATTTTCTACCTAGATCGTGATCCTAAAACTTGTGCTGAAATGCACCTCGACAAGCATGTGGTCAAAATGATCATTGAGTATGGACAACTTATGTCTACGGCTCATCGTTTTCTTGATGGTCATATGTATCTTGACAAGACGGCTAATGGTCGATCTATCAAACGATGGCGTGTTAAAGATGATATAGAAGACATTTTGATGAAAGCTTCACATATCAATCATCCGTCAGCCATATGGGCTCGCGCAACACGCCAAAATTATATTTGGTTTCATCGTATGTGGTATTATCTTTGTAAAGAATACACTTATCGTTATGAAAAAATTCACTCTGTAGAAACACGGCTTGGTCAAGTGCTTTATCTTCCACCCGAAAATATTGCTCCTGGTGATTTTTATCCTCCGACTCCAGCCATGCCAAATGAATGCAAAATACCAAATAATTCTTTAGCATCTTATCACAAATATTACATAGAGCGTAAAAATCATTTCGCCAAGTGGACTAAGCGTGATGTTCCGTTTTGGTTCTCAGAAGGACTAAATAAACATAATGCCAACTTATAGATTTGTGAACATTGAAACTGATGAAGAGTTTGAGGATTTTTTGACCAATTCTCGTAAAGAAGAGTTGTTAGAAAAAAACCAACATATTCGCCAGTTGCCATCTGCGCCTGCTATTATCAGTAGTTCCGGTAGCCTCGACTCGAAAACTGATGATACTTGGAAAGAGGTTTTAGCGAAAGTTTCTGAAGCCCATCCCGACAGTCCTCTTGCGTCAAGATATGGCAAGAAAACAATACATCAGGCGAAAGCTCGAGATATTTTTAACAAGTGGAAAAATAACTAGATGATGAGTTTGTATTTTTCATCAACCAGAGAGATAACCAATACATTTGGTGTCTCTCTTTTTTATTTCCAAAAAGGTAGAACTAATGGCAAAAAAACTACAGAATCAACAAAACCATTTTTCTTTAAGAAGAATCAAGCCGTTGACCTTAAATCAAGAGGACACATTTAACGCCTTTAATGAAGGCAAACATTTACTTTTACATGGTGTTGCCGGAACAGGTAAAACATTTATAACACTTTACTTAGCATTAAATGAAGTTCTAAAAGGAAATTCTCTTCAAGATAAAATAGTTATCATTCGCTCTGTAGTCCCAAGTCGAGACATGGGATTTTTACCAGGAAATGTAAAAGAAAAAACAAAAGTATACGAAGAACCATACCGAGAAATTTGTGATGATCTATTTGGTCGTGGCGATGGTTATGATATACTAAAGACTAAAAAACTTATTGAATTCGGCACAACTTCATATTTAAGAGGTGTAACCTTCAAGAATGCCATTGTAATGGTTGACGAATCGCAAAATATGAATTACCATGAGCTTGATACAATCATTACACGAATTGGTGATAACTGCCGTATTGTGTTTTGTGGTGATTACCGACAAAGTGATTTAAATTCAAAAGAACGAACAGGTTTGCTTGAGTTTATGAAAATCATAGATAAAATGGGATGTTTTGATAAGATTGAATTTGGTGTTGAAGATATTGTTCGATCTGAATTGGTAAAAAATTATATTGTGACTAAATTGGAATTAGGTTTTGCGTAACTTTGAATTTGTAAAATTAAAATCACTAGACTACGATCTTAAAGCAGTAACAACAGATGATGGAAGAGTGTACGAAACACCGACAGGTGAAAAGTATCCTTCCATCACTACTGTTCTTTCTTCTTATAACAAGAAAGCTTTGTTTGAATGGCGTGAGCGTGTAGGCGCTGAAGAAGCAAATCGTATTTCTCGAAAGGCTTCAAGTCGAGGCACAAAACTTCATACGATTTGTGAAAAATATCTTTTAAATGAATCTGACGGCATAAAGTTTAAAACTATGATGCCTGATACCAAAGAATTATTTCTTCAACTTAAACCACATATTGATGAAAATGTTGGTCGTGTGTTTGGCATTGAACAAGCACTTTTTAGCCATCGATTGAAAATTGCTGGTCGTTGTGATTGTATTGCAGAATGGAATAATCAACTTTCAATTATTGACTATAAAACGGCTTCAAGAGAAAAAAGTGAAGACGGCATTTTAAACTATTTTATGCAATGCACTGCATACGCTGAAATGTTTGAAGAACGAACTGAATTGCCAGTAAATCAGATTGTGGTTGCAATTGCAGTTGAAGACTCACAACCACAAATCTTTGTAAGGGAAAAGCATAAATACCTTAATGCGTTAATGAATTATATTGCTGTATGAAGCAAAGAGAAAAGTGTTCTGGACGGCGGTTCGACTCCGCCCATCTCCACCAAGAGCATATTAGAAATAGTGTGTTGTTGCTGGGGATGAAATGGTTTCGACAGGGCAAATAGTAACAGAGTGGACAGCACGACACAGAGAGTCGTTAAAAGTAAATCAAGTAAATGCAAACGATGAAAAGTTCGCATTAGCAGCCTAAACACTGCTTAGGGTTCGGTGGGTTCCTCGTAACAGAATACCCACCATTTATTAAAACAAAATCCCAATCGCCGCAAGAGGCAAATATTTTTTTATGAGACTTTTTAAAGTCTAGTGGGTAAACTATCTTGAAAGGAAAATGATGGGAGCAAAAACCTTATTTTTTGGATTGTCATTAGCAAGTATTATTGTAATGTTGCTAGCAATTCATGTGGATACAAGAAGCATTCTACCGATGAAAGCGCCATTTAACGCGCTTAATGCAGAAGCACAAAAACAAATATCGTGTTTAGCTGAGAACATTTATTTTGAAGCTGCACATGAACCAAAAGATGGCAAAATAGCAGTTGCTTTTGTTACTTTGAATCGCCTACGAACAGGCAATTATGCAGACAGTATTTGTGGCGTGGTCACACAAAAGACCAACGGCGTTTGCCAGTTTTCATGGTATTGTGATTCAAACTTTACCACAAAGCGCTTGACAATTAAGAACAGTCCGTTGTATAATGAAATCTTAGAAATGTCGACCTATCTTTATCTAAACCTACATCGGGTTCAAGATGTTACGAATGGTGCGACATTCTATCATGCGGATTATGTTAATCCTGGCTGGCAACTAAAAAAGGAAAAGCAAATTGGTAGACACATCTTCTACAAACGAAGCGGAGATCAAATTGACCGAAACAAAACCATTATATAATCGAGCAAACCGCGATTTAATTACAATTATGATAGCACTTACAATTGTATCTTGTACCGCAATTGTTGGTACAATTGTATATAATTTAAATGATCGCAATAACATGGCGAAAAATATCGAAGCTGCAATTGCAAAGGGTGTTGATCCTTTGTCTGTAAAGTGTGCATATGAAACAAATCCAAATTCTGTTTGTATTGCACATTCTTTAAGTAACAAGAAGTAATTTTTGGAGATATATTATGACTAAATTTACATTTATTTCAGAGGAGCCTCAGGACTATAGCAAAGTTACGTTTGAATTTAACGCAATATCGCTAGATACGATGCTTAGACGATTTGAAAGTTTTCTTCGTGGTTCTGGTTATACCTTTGATGGTTATCTTGAGATTGTTGAACCATTATCTGAAGAATTAAGTGATGTTGAAATTGATGATGTAAATAATGTTGGTGAAAAAGTTTTTTCAAATCTAGTAGATGGTCTAAACGGAGTTAGCGCTATTGAAAACGAACTTTGGCTCAACGAAGGAGTACAATGCCAACTAAAGATGAAATGAAAAAGTTTGCATATGCAATTGACAGCATGGTTGCAAACTCAGACTATACATATCTTGAAGCCATTGTAGAGTATTGTAAAGAAACTGGACTTGAAGTTGAAGTTGCTGCGTCTTTAATTAACACTGGTCTTAAAGCTAAGATTGAATCTCAAGCGATGGACCATAATATGTTGAAAATTAAAACATCACGATTACCTATATGATTACTGGATATGAAGCGTTTTGTATTTTTCAAGCACTCAAACTTCATTTCTCTTCCGATTCATACGATTTTTTTAAGTATCACGGCAAAAGTAAAATCTATGTAGATTCTTTTGAAAATCGTAAAGACAAGTATCATTTCTATAAACTATCTCGGCGACTGCCAAGTAAAGATGAATTAATTTTGTTTATTGTTGCTAATCTGCTTCACAATGATAATTTATGGGTTGGTGATTTGTTGACCGAAGAATCCGAAACCATCTTTAGAGAGCGACAAAAGATTATTCAAAGTCTTTCGTACACTTTTGAAAATGATTGTCGTAAACTCTTTGCTGGTATCGACAATCCAAATGATTTATTGCAAAGTGAATCTGGTGATTATCCAGTTCTATTAACAAAAACTCTGCAAAAAGAAATACAAATTGAAACTCTTTGTATACTTAATTCTATACTGAAGTTTTTTCCAATGTGGTCGAAAAAAATTACTGACACTATTCGATGGCCAGATTACCGAAGAAAAGTTGAAAAGTTTACCGCATTTTTATCTTTTGATGATGTAAAATGTAAATCTATTTTAAAGAAAGTAATGAATGAAAGTAAAAAAGTTGTATCTTGACATGGATGGTGTTCTAGCACATTTTGATAAGCGCTATCACGAACTGTTCAATGAATCACCGGCAGACTCAAGACAAAACAAAAACTTTAGTCCTAACTGGACTACTTTTGTTGAGGGCGAAAACTTTGCTACACTTGATAAGTTTCCTGGTGCTGATGAACTTGTAAAATTTGTGAGAAAGCTAGAAAATGATTTTGATATTATAGTTGAAATCTTATCTTCTAGTGGTGGCGAAAAATATCACAATGAAGTTACACTTCAAAAAAATAATTGGCTTAATGGACATCAAATTTATTACACTCGTAATATTGTGCCTGGCCGCCGACTAAAGAAGAACTATGCAACACCAAAAACCATTTTAATTGATGATACGCCAGATGTAATTGACGATTTCAACCGCGCAGGTGGTATTGGCATTCTTCATGTGAATGTGGCAGATACAATTAAAAAGTTGAAGGACACATTTGCACTTCACTAAATATATCTACATTATGTTTTTGTGGATAATTCGTTTACATACCGTTAATACTCCGTCATACGAAAGGAAAATATATGACTTCATTTGCTAATCTCAAGCGTAACAAGAGTTCGTTTGAAAAACTCACTAAGGCTATCGAAGCCGTCAATCAACCTGCTGATTCAGGTTCCAAAGAAGATACTCGTTTCTGGCAACCAGTTGTAGATAAATCTGGCAACGGCATGGCTGTTGTTCGTTTTCTACCTGCACCTGCTGTCGATGGTGATGATGCTCTTCCTTGGGTTCGTGTTTTCTCTCATGGATTTCAAGGTCCGGGTGGATGGTTGATTGATAACTGTTTAACTACAATCAATCAAAAGTGCCCAGTTTGTGAACACAACAGTATGCTTTGGAATTCAGGTGTTGAAGCCAATAAAGAAATTGTTCGTAAACAAAAGCGCAAATTGAACTATGTCGCTAATGTGTTCATTGTTTCTGATCCTAAGAATCCTGAGAACGAAGGTCAAGTCAAGCTCTTTAAGTTTGGCAAGAAGATTTTCGATAAGATCAGTGAAGCTATGAATCCAGAATTTGAAGATGAAAAGCCTATCAACCCATTTGATTTTTGGGAAGGTGCGAATTTCAAGTTGAAGATTCGTAATGTTGAAGGCTATCGCAACTACGATAAGTCTGAGTTTGATTCACCTGAACCACTTTTTGGTGGTAATGATGAAAAACTTGAAACACTTTGGAAGAAAGAACACTCTCTTCAAGAGTTTACTGATGCAAAGAACTTTAAGTCTTATGAAACTTTGAAAGGTCGCCTTGATAAGGTTCTTGGTTTTGAAGGTGTGCCTATTCGTTCTAAGGCTGAAGATACAGTCGCAAAGATTGATGCTGACATTGACACATCAAACACTGGCGATGAAGAAGACTTGGATTATTTTAAGTCACTAGCAGAAGAACGCTAAAAGAAACCCTGCTTCGGCAGGGTTTTTTATTATATTGTTACAGTTCTTCCGACTAACAACTTCATAAACTCACTATCGACCACACCTGGTTGATTATATGCTTGTTGAGTTCTGGCCGGCGATTGAACATTGTTTGTAGTTGGTGCTGAAATAATAACTGGCGCAGAAGCTACCTGCATTCTTTCTTTAGCAACCTCTGTTGTAGCGGCAGCAATCATCGGTCCTGCCGGTGGTTTAGCTGCAGCAACAGACATTGATGGAGTAGCAGGTTGTAGGGAAGCTGTCATTGTGGGACTTACACCAAGAGAAGCGGTTTGTCTTGATGTTGATTCACTAATTTTGGTAAGCTTAGCGGCATATTCTGGATCGGTAGCATAACCAGCTTTTTGTAGAGCACTAAAAAAATCACTAGAAGTTTGTGCTTGAAAAACACCCGCTTTTTCGTATCGCTTGTTTGTTTTTAAAAAACTAACATAGTCATCTACAGCTTCTTCTGGACTTGAGTATGACCTGAATGGTTGTGGTATACGAACTTTTTCTCCACTAATAAATTCCTGAGTCATTACATCTTCTTTTGGACCACTCCAACTCTTATCTGCTTTTATTCCAAAATAATTATATTTGCCAGAAGTTTTAGTACCAAAAGCACTTTCTACACCCCACTGTGTAAGTAAAGCATTTGGATCTACACCACCTAATTTTTCCGATGCTCTTACAGCTAAGGGATACATTCTGGTTAAAAACTCTCGTTTATTTTTAAACTCACCATTTGGACCAGTCTGTATACTAGGAGGTTCTTCTCTTGTTGGTGTTGGTGAAACTGATGGCGGATTAACCATACCTCGGCCACCTCCAACTGCACTTGGAGTAACATCTAATCTTGAAAGTCTCCCCTCACTTGTTTCTGTTTGTCTAAATCTTCTACTTTCAGCTGCGTCATAAGAACCATCATCTGGAACTGGTATTCGCATCTTTTTCAGTTCTTCAGCACGTTTTACTATCTCTTCATTTTTAACTAAATTTGGATTTTTACCTGCTTGTTCATATTCATTTCGAAGTTGTAATGCAGCTTCATCTTGTAAAGCAACTCTAGCTGCATTTGTTTCACCAACAATAGCTTGTATTCTAGTTTTACTGGTTTCTTTGTTAAGTATTGGATCATAACTCAATTCTTCTCTAGCAGCTTGTTGAAGTTTAGGAGAGTTTAATTTTTGTAATTCTGATTCTTCATCAGCAGACAAACCACCTTGCTCTTTTTTCTTAGTTGCAAGTTCCATGTAACGTTGTTTTTTCTCATCAAATTCTTCTCGCAACATTTTTGCAATTTGAAACATAGTGGCGCCCGCAGCGAAAGCTAAAAATATAGGACTTTTTACGATTGCGGTGAGAAACTCAACTAGTTTACCAATGACACTACCACCTAGTCCAAGTGCTTTCATAATGTTATCAATACTGAAAACTGACACAATGCCTTTTAATAAAAATTCACCTATTCCACCTAAAGCACTTGTAATTGCGCCAACGATTGTTGTACCGATACTCAATAATGGCGCAAACAACATGCTTAACATTCCAAGTAATCCACCACCTTCTTCTTTTTTACCTGATACTGGTGTTGGCAGTGTTGATTTTGCTTTTCCAAACTTAGATTCATACTCTGTTTCTCTCTCACCTGCACGCTTGAAGAACATATCCGCTTTATACGCAGGTTCTCCACCAACTTTACCTTCACCTTGAATCTTTACAAGTTTAGCGATGTTTTGTCGCATCAAATTCATATCTCGTGCCATCATTGGCAATACAAGAGAGTTTTTAGCGCTTAATTGTGTATTGACAATTACATCATTTGTTTTTGAAACTAACACATCCAACTTTGCATTCATGGCCTCAGAAACCATGGAATCTCTTGTTGGTGCTGTTGAAATTTTACTTGTAGCGTCACCAGTTGGAGTTGCACTATATGCCTTGAACATTGAAGGCAAAACTGCAGCTAAAAAACCACTTTGATTGAATATTTGGCGTGGGTCAACTTTTTCTAAAAATCTTTTACCAAGAGTCGATCCTACTCCACCGCCTCTTGCCTTTTCTGATTTATAAATTTCTGCTAGTCTTGATTGTTTGGTAGCCATTATCGTGCCTTTTGTTGTGCTTTCAGTCTTTCTCGCTCTTCTTCTAAGTGTTTCACTAACATATCAATATAAATTTGTCTTTCCCACGGTAACATATTTTCTAATTCAGTCAAACTGTATTTGTGATACTGCATCATAGCAAAGTTGGTTTGATAGTGATTTGATAAACTATCGTGAGAAAGACCTATACGAAAAAATTTTGTATGCCCTCTATATTAAGTTTTTCCTCATAGTTACATTTTGGACATTTAAAATTCAATTCTTTTTTAATTTTAGGCATTGTCAAAAAGAAGTCTTGAATTTTTTCTAAATCATCTTGTTGCAAGTTTTCAATAAATTCTATTAATTCTTCTTTTGTTGAATCTTTAGCATAATAAATTTGTTCATCATCGTAAATGTAATCAACACATTTGGCAATAAGTTCGATGGTCTTTTCAATTTCATTTTCTTCACTTATATGCTCAGTATTAATACTGTCAAAACTTGGATATTTCATCACAATACCAAGTTTGTTTGTAATTTCTATTTTGTTAGAATGTTTCGCGTCTTTAGACGGCTCTAACTCCAAAAGATTTAAATCAAATTTAACCAATCCATTACATTTTTTATCATTTTCTATAATATTATTACAAGTATATTTTAATGTAATTATTTCGCCAACAGACCTTGCTCTTAATTGTAAGAACAAATTTTCTAAATCAAATGTAGGTAAATCATCTACATCCACATCTTTTGATAAAATGCAATTGTTTAAAACTTGTTTAACAACTTCAATTTGTTCTTTAGAATCTTCTGATTCCATAGCCATCATAAAAAGTTTTTGTTCTTTGACTAAGAATGGCCTAAATTTTATTTTTTTGCCTGTAGAAACAAGTTTTGTTTCAAAAACAGGCGTATCAATCTTCGGTAACATGATATATCTCCACTAGTTAAAAATTCTACCAAATATAGTTCCGGCAGGGTTATAAATTTTATCTGTAACATTGGTCAATTTTCTTCCAACAGCATCACCAAATAACTGCGCGGCGGCTTCAACCAAGTTATAATTTCCATTAAATACTACTTTGTATCGTTGATAAGCAAATTGTATTGATAAGCGATGAAATCCATCTTCTGACCAAGATAATGGTTGTGATGCAATACCAATTGGAAATGCATCGATTAATTCAACAGCAAATATTTGACGAATAAATTCATCATATTGAATGATTTTGATATTTGTTAAATAACGTGATTCTCGACCTTTTGGATAACGTAAATTATTTGTATCTGATGGCATAATTGAATCAGTCCATCTTTCAAATAATTTACGTTCATAAAATTCATTTGTGCAAATAAAGTTTAATGCTGTTTCACCGTATTGTGTTTGATACGGCACTTTAAATGTTGGGCCGTAAATCTTAACATCAGCAGTTTGTAGTGTTTTGCCCGGTAATTCAGCACTTTCGCATTGAAGTGCTAGATAGCGTGACAGTGATGGATTATCACTGCGAGATTGTGCATCTTGTTTTCCGCTACGAATAATGTTAGTAATATCTGCAACTAAAACATTAGGCAGATTAATAAGTTTTTCTAGAAAAGAATTTCCAATGAATTGATTAATGTATTGTGGAATTGGAATGATCACTTCAAACCTTGATGGTTTAGCGAAACCTTCTTTTGCATTTACATTTGATAAAAAAGATTGTGGTGAAAATGCCATTAGAATTTATTCCTAGATTCAGCGTATACTTTACTTGTCGAAGCTTTAGCAAATGATTCCATCGGCAACAATGCGGCAATGTCCCATTCGTCAGCATCAATTTCTAAAAACCTAGATTCAACATGATTAAACAAGTATCGTTTAATACATGGTTTTGCTTCGTAAGTTTTACTTGCTCGTGAAAGCAAATCGTAACTTAAACGAAGTTTAGTTGTTTTGTCAAACTTGTCGTTATTTGCATATTCACTTAATTTATCTAAAAGAACGATACGTTGCCTTGGATGAATGTAATGTAAATTCAATCCTAAAAAACCATCGTTATATTGTTCTATGGGTAAAACCAATGGGAACCTATCGTAATATGGCAACTTATCTTTCATTTTTGGATCATAAAAGTAAAAATACATACGACCAATGATGGCATTATTTTTTAGTCTTTGACGATCTGCAAAAAGTGCCTGCCGACTAGGTTTCAAGGTTGATATTTTAGCACGTAGCCATGCTCGTGCTTGATTAGTGCGAGTGTTCAAACCTTCTTTTGCAAGAGAACTTTTAATGCGGTCAATTAAATAAGCCATATTGTATTTAGGTGAATTGCTAAAATTGCCTTTTTAGGCACACATTTGGAACATAAGTATGGTGTCCGCTTTTAAATAATACCTAAATTCTTCTCCGTAAGTATTCTAAATTCCCATCCACGATCCTTACAGAACTCAGTAGCAGCTTTCCATTTAGATTGATTGATTGCATAAGTCACATATTCACTAATGAACTTTTGTGTTTTTCTTTTACGAATCGGTTCTTTAGTTTGATACTCTGGTTTGACTTCTAAAACATGAGTCATCACGGTTCCGTCTTTACGTTTCACTTTAACGATGAAGTCTGGAAAGTAACGGTGTATCTTGTTGTCAATAGGGTTGTAATATCTAATTACCAACTCTTCGGAAGACCAATAAATGACACTTTCACTTTGATCTAGCCAATCCATGACTTTTCTTTCCCACGTGGAACGCCAAATAATATTGCTTGCATCACCGGCATATTTCTTGGGATTTTTAAGTATAAATCTTCCTTTGTATGACATAAATAGTATTTATTTTACTTAGGAAAAATATGGCCTTATTTTCGTTTGCAGACCTTCGTTTTAAAACGGCAACAAGACGTGGATTTGGCGCTATTGGTAATTTGGTTGGTAATAGAAAATACGATGTAGAATTGTTGAGGTATCCTATTGATCTTGGAAGTGCAGATAAGGGCCATTACATGGTCATTCATATTAACACACAAGTTAAAACACAGTTTCAAAGTAATTTATCTGGTGATTTGCCTACAATATTGCAAAATGGCGGAATACCACCAATATACAGTTCAATTGGTAAACTTGGTGAAGGTGCTGTCAATTTAGTTGGAATTACAGACAAAATATCTGGTGGTGCTTTGACAAGTATTGGAACAAAAGCTGCAGATTTGATTGAAAAAATTGATCGATTTGGTATTAGAAATGGTCTTGGCCAACTAGGACAAAATATTACTGGCAACCGTTCAGCTAGTGAAATATTAAGTCAGGGTGCAAGAACAATTCAAAGAACAACCGAAACAATTGCTCTTTACATGCCAGATACTTTAAATTTTACTTACAATCAACAATACAGTTCATCTGATTTAACTGGTAATTTAGCTGCAATCATCTCGGCCGGCGCAAGTTCTGTTGATGCCTTAAAAGCGAGCGGCGCTACTGTTGATGGTGCAGTTGGTGTTGCATCAAATTTAACACCATTTGTATTGAATGCGGTCGCACAAGCTTCTGGCTCTAATCTTTTAAAAGCTGGTTTTGCTGCTATTACAGGTACAGTTCAAAATCCTATGCTTGAAATGTTGTATTCTAGTCCGTCTTTTAGGTCTTTTAGATTTGATTTTATGTTCTATCCTAGAGATGAAAGAGAGGCTGAAGAAGTTCAAAAAATATTAAATACATTAAAATTTCATCAAGCGCCAGAAATTGCAGCAGAGGGTTCTGGATTTTTCTTAGTTCCACCTTCAGAATTTGATATTAAGTTTTATTACAATGGCAAAGAAAATGTAAACATACCAAAAATATCAACTTGTGTATTAGAATCTATTGATGTTAATTATGCGCCAAATGGATTTGCTGCTTATGAGGTTCCGGGTGAAAACACGCCAGCTTTAGGTAAAACCGGTATGCCCGTTGCCATACAATTAGGTTTACAATTTAAAGAAACAGAAATTCTTACAAAAACAAATTTTGCTAACGGTCGGAAAAAAACATCTAGAGTGGTTGGAACTGATTTTAGTGGAACAATAACTTCAGCAGATCAGATGGATTCAAGTTACAGTTATCGTGATGGTGGCCACTAAAAAGAAAGACAATTAATGGCTAATTATTTCATAAAATTTCCAAAACTTTTTTATAGCTATGATGCGTTTAATACCGCAGAGTTGGTTACTAATATTATGGCTCGTTTTTCATTGGAAAAATCAATTAAAGAAAATACATCCGTTTATTATGAATATGATGTTGTAGAGGGCGATACGCCAGAAATTATTGCAAGTAAAATATATGATTCTGCTGAAAGACATTGGATTGTTTTAATGACAAATGATATTGTTGATCCACAATATGATTGGCCATTAACAACTATTACATTAAATAATTATATTGATGAAAAATATTCAACAAGCGAATATGCTAATTCAAATACTTCTGGTGCTGGTATTTCTTATGCACAATCAAACACACATTCGTATTATAAAATAATTACAACAACAATACCAAATGGAGATAAAATTATAAACAAATATGAGATTGATGTAAACACTTATGCCAATGTAACATCATCGTCAAGCTCGGTTACATTACAAGATAATAATGTAATTACAATTGCTACAACAAAAACAACTAAAACTTATTATGATTATGAAATTGAAGAAAATGAAGAAAAAAGAAAAATTAAACTTTTAAAACCAGAATTTGTTTCGGACTTAGAAAAAGAGGTTGAGGCTGTTTTTAAAACATGAGCTTAACTATTGCACAATCAACTCAATTTGTATTTGAGGAACTTACTTTAATATTACCTAATAATCAATCTTTTGATTTAAAGGGCATTTATACTGAAATAAATTTGCATGATAATTTATTTACACCATGCGTATCTGGTAATATATTAATTGCTGATGCAAATAACTTGGCACAAAAACTTTTACTAAAAGGCCAAGAAAAATTAAAAGTTACTATTTCAAAATCTGGCACTCAATTTTTAAAATTTACTAAAGAGTTTGTCATTTATAGTTTGACAAATAAAAAAAATATTAATCAAACTTCAACATCGTACATTTTAAATTTTGTTTCAGAAGAATTTGTTTATTCTGAGCAACAAAAACTTTCTCAAAATTTTGAAGGTTTATATTCTGAAGCAGTAACAAAAATTTTAAATACTTATTTAAAAGTTGCTAATAATTCACCATCAAATGGTCGTGCTGGTATTGGTATAATTTATCCTTCAAATGGTAATCAAGATTTTATTTTGCCGTCAATAACACCATTTGAATCTTTGAATTGGATTTCACAAAGAGCTATTTGGAAAAGTCCAAAAGGTGGCGATTATAGTCCTGATTTTCTATTTTATGAAACTGCACAACAAGGTTATAATTTTGTGCCGTTAACTTTTTTAATGAGTTTAGATCCAGCTTTTCAAATAAACTTTAAACCAAAAAATATTGATGAAAATGTCGCTGAAGAGTTTCTTGGTGCTCGTGATTTAAAAGTATTGTCTCAATTTAGTTTGTTAGATAGTGTGCGAGATGGTGTTTATGCTGGTAAATTTATTGGTTTTGATACTTTAACTAGAACACAAAAAATTACAAAAATTAAAAATGTATATGAAAGTACTGTTACAAATAAAACACAGTATTCGCCAAATCTTGCAACAGATGCTGTAAGTAAAGATAAAAAGAATTTCACACAAATGAATGATTCAAGAATTGTTTCTTATCCGTTTGCTTTACCAAGAACTGCGGTACAGTATATTAAAGAAAACTATCCAGAAGCAAGCAGTGTGATAGATAATAGTGAGTTATATGTGTTTCAAAGAAAAGCTATATTTTCTAATTTAATGCAAAGAAGATTGCAATTAGCCATGCCTGGTAATTTTGGTTTGTTTTCTGGACGCATGATTAATTTAAATGTGCCTAAATTTTCTTATAAAGATGGAACAAATCAAAATTTGGACAAGAGTTTAAGTGGCAGATACATAATTACTGGCACAAGACATTTAATTAATTATAACAAACATGAAACATTTATTGAAGTTTGCACAGATAAAATAGAGAACTAATATGCTAACACAAGATTTTTACGGTAAAAAAGGATTTATATGGTGGGTTGGTCTAGTTGAAGACGATGAGGATCCATTAAAACTTGGATCAATTCGTGCTCGCATTATTGGCCTACATAGTGAAGATAGAAGTTTAGTGCCCACTGAAAGTTTACCATGGGCTCAAATTATGTTACCTGCCACCGGCTCAAATACTTTCACTGTGCCAAGAATTGGTGATTGGGTATTTGGTTTTTTTCAAGACGGCGAATATGCACAAATACCAGTTGTTATAGGTATTTTTCCTGGTATTGAAAGTGTGCAGTCACAAACTCTATATCAACAAATTGTAAATAAAAAAGGTGGACCAAATGAAGTGCCACAAACACCATGGGCCGGCCGAGAACCGGGCAAACCAATAACACCACTTGAAGCAAGAAGTGATGGTACAATTGAAGGAACAGTTGTTAATGCAACGAATCAAGTTCGTTCACATGTTTGCGATATTACACCAGAAGTCACTAAAGCTGTTGGTTATATAAAAGGCCAATTTGGTGTTGTTATGGAAAAAATACGAGAAGGAATTAGAAAAATATTAGCTGTTTTGGGTTTAAATCCAAGTCCAGCATCTTTTTTTGTACAAGTAGCTAAAGAAGTCGTTGCATTATTGAAAAAAATTACAAATGCAATTAAAGAGGTAAATGAGCAATTGGTTTCTTTATTAAAAGTTGCACAAAGAATTCGTGCAGTAATTGAGTACATTGAAAGTTTACCAGAAAAAGCACGAAAATTTTTAACAGAATGTATTACTAAATTTTTGGCAGCATTAGCACAAGGTTTTGCTGATCTTTTCGCTAAGCCAATTACTGGTGCTTCATTTGGTGCTTTTTCTGAAATACAAAAATCTTTTAATGAAGTTAGCAGCGCAGCTAAAGGGCTATTGACTGAAACTGGTAAATTAGTCTCAATGCCAGCTCAATTTGTTGGTACTTTACTAACACCTTCAAGTCCGGATGCTTTAAATTCGGTTGAACGACAACTTAAAGGCCATATCAACGGTATAACCACAACGGGCACAACAATACATAATAGAAATGTAGTTTCTGCTAATACTGTAGGACAAGTAATATAATGGCAACAAAACCAGAAGGCGATAATAGTTGGTTAGAACCAGAATCTCCAGCTAATGACGAAACACAGCCAAAATATCCATATAATAAAATAACAAAAACCGAGTCAGGCCATTCTTTTGAAATGGATGATACACCAACACGAGAAAGAATTCGTCTTTCTCATCGCACTGGCACATTCATTGAAATGCATCCAAATGGTGATGAAGTTCATAAAGTTTATGGTGATGGTTATGAAATTACAATTAAAGACAAAAATGTTTTAATTGAGGGCACTTGTAGTGTCACAATTAATGGTGACTCAATTGTAGAAATTAAAGGCAATAAATTTGAAAAGATTTTTGGTGATTATAAACTAGAAGTTAATGGTGATTTTGTTGCATACTCACACAAAAAAGCCAGTCTTTTGTCAGATGAAGACACTGAAATTGGCGCTGGTACTTCATTGGGCACAGGTATTTTAAAATTGGCAGCTGGTGATAACATTTATACCACTGGCGATTTAAATGTTGGCGGTGCATTAAATGCAGATATTATTACTTCAAAAACCAAAGTTGATGCTGGCACCGGTGTTAGTGCAGGCCCATTAGGATTTGTGTCTGTGCTTGGCGGTCTTTCTATTGGAACTCCAGTTGCAGCTCCAGGTAATATAAATTGTATTGGATTGATTTCTGCTGGTATTTCAGTTACTTCAGTATTAGGAAGTTTTGTGGTGATGAAAGCCACATGGGCAACAGACAAAGTAAATAGAGCTTTGTACAATTCACACTTTCATAAGGGTTTTAAAGGCCCAACTAGTCCACCAATTGCTAAAATGGTATAATTGAAAATATAAAATGCAATTTTTAAGAGATAGCTTTACAAGCGTACAACACAATGGCGGCGGAGGATCAATTAGTGAACCTTCTGCACCAAGTTTGTCTAAATTTTTAACAAATTCTAGACAAGATACAAATCAAAATCGAAAATTTCCTTCTAGTTCACCAACATCAAGTGTATTTGGTAGACTAGATTACAATTTTACTCCAGCTGATGACACAATTCTTTTGTTATCAGATGCTGCAAAAAAACATTTGCAATCTATGCCAAGACTGATGAAAGATTGGCAAGCAGAAGACATGCGTAATGGCAATGTTAGTAATTACTACAAGAATCCACTTTCTGATGTTCTTACTTCAATTAATAGTGCTCTTAGTCAAATAGAATCTAAAATTCTTGTTGCTTCAACAACAACTTTTGATTATGAGGCTGGTTTTTCAACTACGAGCAATACTTACGTTACTAATCTTATTGATATTTACAATCAAGCAAGTTTTGCTTTGGAAGAAGGTCAAAAATTTTTGGAACATACCGATAGAATATCTGGTGTTGTTGAGCCAAAAGCTCCTACTGATACTGCAAATGGTACAATGGAATTACCTCATTTTGAACAAGTAATGAGTCTTGGTAGAATTTCTTTATATATTTGTAATCAAACAGACGGCATATTAAATACTGCTCCAGTGATTGGATCAATGACAAGTTTATTTACGAATCAAGAATTAGAAACATATAATACAACTCTTACACCATATCCTGGTTTAATTGCAAACAGCATTACATTAGAAAGTGTATTCTCAGTGTCTGGTGGAGAATCGTTGCAAATTTCAGTATTTACATCAAATCTATCTAACAGTCAAATTGAAACAATTACAAATGACATTAAAGCTTTAAAAGTTTTATTTGAGACAAGAAGAACGCATGATGAAAATTTTTGGCTTAAAACCAAACAAATTGTTAAAGAGTTTGAAGGTTTTGATGCAATGAATAATGCCGGTGAAATTGAAAATCAATTGGTTAACAATTTTGTTGGCACTGAAAAATTATTAGATAGCGCCAACACACCAGACAATCCAAAACCATTTGAAGAACAGGTAATTGTTTCGCCTAGTGGTTTTATAACTGTGTACAATAAAAAGACTGGTGAAATTATTTCAAGTGATGAAGACCTTGAAAATATTGTTTTAAATGCTGAACCAACTGATAATGTAATTACAACTGTATTTGACCAAGGCGAACCACCCACAGCTAATGTTATAACACCCGATGAATCAACATCTCCAATATTAACACTTGACGAGTTTATTGAACAATTTAATACAAGTGTATTATCTGTTACAGTTGGAGATAGTACACTTAATGTTAACACTGGTGCAATTATTTTTAGAACACTTAATGGTGTTTTCTCTGATACAAGAATTATTCAAGTTACAAATGTTTCGGATAATGTTTATTATTATTCAAATGCTGAGTCTGTTTCTAACTTCTTGAATTCTGAAGTTAATGTGGATGTTCAAGATTCCACAAAACGTAGAGGTATATTATCAGTTACTGTTGCAAACACTGGAAGTGGTTATTCAAATGGCACTGTGGTAATTACTGGTGGCGGCGTAGACAATATTGCAGCTACAATTGTAGTCAGTAATAACTCTATATCTGGTGCTATTACAACAATTAATATTACTTCTCGCGGTGCTTACACTTCAGCGCCAACATTAAATGTTACATCACTTGGCGGTTCAAATGCTAACTTGATTGCTGTTCTTGATGATCCAACAAATTCATTGGCTAATGGTGAGTCGTTTAATGTGTCGGTACAGTTTAGAAGTTTAACAACAGGAAATACGGTTGATTACGGACTTATTACAATTAATCCTGGTGTTGAACTTCGTGTTAAAGGTTATAGCAATGTTTCTACATCTGGTATTCTTTTACCCGGTGCCATCTCTCAAAATGTTGGTAACTTAACAAATAGACCGCTGCTTAATGAATTTAATGGACCTTATGAAATCTTGGATTCTGCAGCCACTGGCACTGAAAAGTGGACATTTAGAAATTTAAGTGCTAATTCGCTTAACATCGTAAGTGTTATTGAAACTACAAATTCTTTGAGTACCAATAGCAATACTCATATGAATGTTCAGTTTTTCCATGCTAATACACCAAACGTGCTTAATGTAAATGATTCTGTTCTTTGGTATGCAAATGTCAAACCATTAATTGAGTTTCCAAATGTTTCTACATTCTTGGTGACAACCGAAGATGGTCAAGAAAGAATTATAACTATTGGTATTGATCGTGGTTTAGTTGATGATTCAAACAGTTTTAATGAGGTGCTTAATAGCAATCCTGATATTATAGTGACTAATTCGCCGTTTGCCATTCGTGTGTTTGGCGCTAAACCAAATACAGCATACACTTATTCAGGACCTAACATTTCCGGCACAGGATTTGTTTTGGCTAATGGTAATTCATTGGTTGCTAACACCACAATTACAAATACTGGTTCTTACACTTACACAGTTGATTTTGGTGGAACTAATCATAGAAGAACATTGACCAAAGTTATCACCTCTTAAAGCGGCATAAATAGACGATGGCTACAGTCACATCACACATTGCTCGTCAATTTAAAGACTTGGATTTAAATTTTACAATTCATCCGCTTAAAAAAGACATCAATAAAAATTTAGATCAAATTGCTGTAATTAATGCAATTAAAAATTTGGTGTTGACAAGTCACTACGAAAAACCTTTTAATCCTGATTATGGTTCCAATGTTCGCAAACTTTTATTTGAAACTGTAGATATTATTACTGCCTCTGCGATTGAAAGAGAAATACAACAAACAATTCAAAATTTTGAACCAAGAGTTAACATTATAAGTATTTCTGTAATCCCAGATTTGGACAACAATGGTTTTAGCGTTCAAATGTATTTCTTTATTGTGAATCAAACAGAACCAGTATCAATAAGTTTTTTACTAGAGAGAACACGATAAATGGCAACAAATCGTTTAACAGTCACAGACCTAGATTTTGATACAATTAAAACAAATCTAAAAACTTACTTACAAGATCAAGCAGAATTTACAGATTATGATTTTGAAGCTGCTGGTCTTAATGTTCTTTTAGATATTTTGGCATATAATACACATTATAATGCCTACTATTTAAACATGGTTGCTAATGAAGCGTTTCTTGATACTGCTGTTCTTCGCAGCTCGGTCGTATCACATGCTAAAACATTAGGTTATACTCCACGATCAACAACATCGCCTAGAGCTATCATAAACTTAGAAATACCCACTGGCTCAAACACGGCAGATTCATTAACACTTCCTCGTGGTTTTAATTTTAGAACAAATTTACTAGAAAATTCTGTTTATAATTACACTCTTCTTGATGATGTTACAGTTGATAAAGTTGATGAAGATTTTGTTTTTAGAAATTTAGAAATTTATGAGGGCGACTTAATTAGCTATGACTACACATACAATTCTACAACAAATCCAAAAGCCGTTTTTCCAATACCTGACGCAAATGTAGATACAACAACCATTGTTGTTACTGTGCAAACTTCGTCTAGTAATTTGTCATTTGATACGTATACATTATCAACAGATTCTTTGGAAGTTACTTCTAATTCAAAAGTTTTCTTTTTGCAAGAAAGTCAAAATGGAAAATTTGAAATTTATTTTGGTGATGATTACCTTGGTAAAAAATTAAAAAATGGTAACATTATTAATATGAGTTTTTTGGTAACAAATGGGTCCATTTCTAATAAATCAAATAATTTTACGGCAACTTCTTCAATTAGCCCATATACCGTATATACAATTACTCCTATATCAGAATCTGCTGGTGGTTCAGAAAAAGAAACTGCTGATAGTATTAAATTAAATTCAACATTACAATACGCCACACAAAATCGTTTGGTAACTACAAAAGATTATGAAAGTTATATTAAAAAAGTTTATGGTGCGGTAGACTCCATTTCGGTGTGGGGTGGTCAAGATGAAATTCCACCAGTTTATGGTAAAGTATTAATTTCCATCAAACCAAAAACAAATTATTATCTAACTGAAGCCGAAAAAACAAGAATTATTGAAGAAATCGTAAAACCAAAATCAATTGTTGCTGTAGATGCTGAAATACGTGATCCAGAATTTTTGTTCTTAAAAGTCGTTAATAAAATTTTGTTAGATCGTAAAAAAACTACGCTTAACGATGAGCAGCTTAAAAATCTTATTCGAATAGCGATTTTTGATTATTCGAACTTAAATTTAAATAAATTTAATTCAACATTTGTGCTTTCTAAATTGCAAGATAAAATTGACGCTGTTAATTTAGATGCAATTATTGGTTCAGAAACTACTCTTAGATTAGAAAAACGATTTGAACCAGACTTAAATAATTCAAAATCTTATGAAATTAAATTTGACGCTAAACTTCATCGTGGTACAATTTTAAATCGTCTTGTTTCTTCACAGTTTACAGTCAATGATTCTTTAGGCACAACAAGAACTGCAATTATTGAAGAAATACCAGAATCATACACCGGTATTTCATCGATTGAAGTAACTAATGCTGGTTATGGTTATATTTCTGCACCTACTGTAACGATTACTGGCGATGGTTCTGGTGCTAAAGGTGTAGCAACTATTGTTAATGGAAAAGTAATATCTGTAACAATTACTAATAGAGGCATCAACTATAGTAAAGCAGTTATTACGTTTACTGGTGGTGATGGTTATGGTGCAGCTGCAGATGCTGTTTTAGATGGCCGTTTTGGCACACTTAGAACAGTTTTTTTTAATGCTCTTGCTGAACGACAAACAATTAACTCCAACGCTGGAACAATAGACTACAATACAGGCGTTGTAACAATTAGTGATTTAAGAATTTTATCTGTTTTAACCTCTGATGGAGATGTTCGCATAAACATTGAATCTGAAGACGGTATTATTTCATCAGTTCGAAGCACAATTATTACAATTGATGAGGAAGATTCTACTTCAGTAGTAACAGAGATAACTGCTATATAAAATGGACAATAAAACTTCTATTTTAGTTAGCGGACAAGTACCTGAGTTTGTTCGTGAAGAGTATCCTTTATTTGTTACTTTTTTGAAAGCTTATTATGAGTTTTTGGAGAACAAACAAGGTGTAAACAAAAATGATTTGGTAACACAAGCCAAAAGTTTAAAAACAGTTTTTGATATTGACCAATCAATTGATGATTTTGAAAAACACTTTTTTAACACATATGCTTCTTTAGTACCAATTAATATTCAAGGAAATAAAGAATTATTAATTAAAAATATTTTGTCGCTTTATCAATCAAAAGGATCAGAAAACTCTTTTAAATTATTATTTCGTTTTCTTTTTGGCGAAGAACCTGAAATATTTTATCCAAAAGATAATATTCTTAGGGCCTCTGGTGGTAAATGGAAAATAGACAAATCAATTAAAGTATCAAAAAATATTTCATCTTTTTATACCGCTGACGGAACAACAAAAGAATTTACAATTATTTCTAAACTAGATTCTGCTGGTTTAGATGTTTATTTGGATGATGTTTTAACTACTAGTGGTTTTAAAATACTAAAAGAATACAATTTAATTGTGTTCGATAGCAATTTAGCTGCAAACACAGAATTAGAGATATTTTATGATTCTGTAGGTCGTGAAATTTTTAATAATAGAAAAGTCACTGGTTTATCTTCTGGCGCTACAACCATTATTGAAAAAACTTTTCAAAGAAACTTAAACAATAGAGAAGTGCTAGAACTATTCATTGATAATAAAACAACAGTTGGTGATTTTGAAGCCGGCGAAGTTATAGAAACAGATGTTTTTATTGACGAAACTTTGATTAATGTTCGTTTAAGAACAGTTTCCGAATTAAATTCAATTACTGTTACAAACTCAGGTTCTGGTTATAATGTTGGAGATCCTGTAATTATTACTGCTCCCAGATCATTGAGAACTCCGCAAGCAGTAGTTTCAAGTGTTTTTAAAGGTAGTATAGAAAATATAACAATTATTAATGGAGGTGCAGGGGG